CATCGTGCACGGTAAGCACGACCTTGTATCGCTTAGCAATTTTTAGCATTTGATCGCCAATGATACACCTTGCAATGGCCTGTGTGAAGTTCTCAACAACTTTTCCACCATAAATTTTATTTGCCCCCTTGCGGGTGGTGTACACGAACTGCCGCTTGTCATTCTCAATAACTTCGGCCAAGCCGTTGTAGTAGATGTGTAGCCCGTTCGGGAGGAGGATGCCTTTCTCATTCACTGTGAGCAGGCCATCCCTGCCAAGCTTCATGGTCATGCCGCGCATCATGCACTTCAATGCCTCTTGCGATTCACGCCACAGTAGTGGAATCATGGGGTATGTGTGGCGGTAAGTATCGATGACCCGCTTGGATGCGTCATCTTCAATGTCCACTCCGAACGTCTTGAGTTGCGCTTTAAATTTAGGCGCTCCCATGCCGTACCCCGCGCCAAGAATGGTTGTCTTTCCAACAAACCTTTCGCCCTGCGAAATTTCTTCATTCGCCTTACCGTAAATAGCAGATGCCATGATTTTGTATACGTCCTTGCCATTTGCAAACGCCTCCACTAAGTCATCCTGACCTGACTCCCAAGCCAACGTACGGGCTTCGATTTGTGCAGAGTCAGCATCAATAAACACATAACCCTCGGGTGCGAGGATCGCTTTCTTCAGCTTGCCTGCGTTTGGCCCACGGCTAGGTAGGTTCTGCAAGTTAACTGAATCTGTACCGCCCCACCTTCCAGTGTGGGCAGCGTAGTACTTCAGGGGCACAGGGAATGGCCCACGTTGGCTGATGTCAATGAACCGCTGAGTACGGGTTTCCTCTAGGGTTGACTTGGTTCCGATGCGTGCCGCGCACAGGGCTTGCACCCGTACATCTTCATGCTCAAGTAAAGCCTTGAACGCCTCGTCACTCTTAGCCAACGCCAGTGTAGGTTTGCCCGTGGTCATGCTGATCTTGATGGGGGCTTCCACTCCCAGACCCTTGAGCATCTCGGCAAACTGATTGTTACTCATCAACGTCTTACGTACTTCGGCTTTGATTTCCTCGTCACCAAGGATGTGCTTGACCGCAAGGTCTTGCTTGCCCACAGCTTTCAGTGCGCTAACCAGATGCGCTTGTTTCTGTGAGGCGGTGTCTTCAAGGTGTAGCCCCAAGGCTTTGGTATCAAGCTTGAGTACAGGGTCGATGAACATACTCAGTGTCAGGTCGATCAGCTTGAGTTCACCCTTGGGGAAACCTGCTTGCATCATCATTTGAAAGATGTTGTACGTTAACTGCACATCATTGCGACAGTACGCGCCATACCTTGCAAGGGCATCAGGGCTAAAAAACTCACGCCCTACACCGATGGCGTTGTCCACCTCTGTACCCTTAACACCCACACCATAGCGTTCGGCCATTGCCGCAAGACGCAGGCTAGAGTCCACGCCATGCAAGGCACGCCCCATGCTCATGGTATCTAGCCAGCCCTTGGGCTTGATGCCGTAACGCCACGACAGGATCGCACCATCAAACATGGTGTTGTGTGCAAGCACAAGTGAGTCATCCCACGGCAGGGTATCCAATACCTTTTGGATGTACGCGTTGTTGCCCGTCACCCAGACACAGCGCTCATCGTTTATCTTGTACGCAAAGCCGATGGTTTCAAATCTGTTGTCACGTACGTACTCTTCCGTACTGATCTTTGTCAGGCTGTACTTCTGATCGTAGTAAGTCTCAAAGTCAATTGTTATCAGGTTCATTTGTTTGGTTCTTTTAGGTGACGCTGTCCGTATTCGTAGGCGTTGGTATTGTTTGAATGGCCTAAGTTACTATTAACAATATTGCTTTTAGAAGTCATGGTAAGTTGATCTTCCAATATGCTCATTGCATGCTGGGTTATCATCTCGGTTGTTAGCAATGACTTACTTTTTGGGACAACTTGCACCTTTTTGGATTTGGTTTCATTACCAATCAATATGTTTTTCAGAAACGCACGCTTCTGTTGCTCAAGGTAGAGGGCTTTGTACTTAGTGGTCAGGGCTTCTCTTTCGTGAGGCTCCAGTGCCCAGAGCGAACGCGCACTGCTAGTGTCTGTCTCGTCCATCACCCAATCAACAATGCCCCTTGTTAATGTGCTCCAACGGTGCTGGGGGTCGCCTTCAATAAACTCTTCTGGGAACGTATCCATACGCTCCAATATCAGCTTCACGAAGTCAGACATTTCTGTGTTCATTCAGTAACTCCTTCAGTTCTATTAAATTATCTTCTCGTGCAACATAGGTCAGGCCATCGGCGTTCATGATCTTGTCAAGCTCACGCTTTTGTAGCTCGGTCAGTTGACCCTTGCCTGCCTTGCACTCGATGGCTACAAACCTGCCAGCCATACAGCAGATGATGTCGGGGATGCCTTGCCTGCCGTATCCATTGGCAGGGGGCATGAAGTAATAGATACCCAGTGCATCAAGGATGGCACGCACACGGGCTTTGACTTTAACTTCGGGGGTCTGTGCCATCTGCCACCTCAATCAGTTTGGCTAGGTAATGCTGCGCCTTGCGCAGATCGGCCACGCCGTTCTTATCCTTCCAGCGTGTGATGTACTTCACAATGTTGCCTTCAAGAAAGCCAAGGTTGTTGCTGACGATGTAGTCCCAAGGTTGTATGGACTTGTCCATGTAGTGATCGCCCCCCACTTGCATATCGTTGGCAGTGGGGAATAGTTCCAGTTGCTTTACGGATTCAATCATTTTTTTGTTCCTGTAATAGTTTGTCGTAGTACTGCTTGGGCATCAGGGCTTTCTTCTCAACCAACTTGCGTAGCCAATCAGCCCCTCCAAGTTCGTTAAACATAATCCACTGTCTGTCTGACATTCGTATCTGTCTACCTAACAGTTTCTCAGGTGGTTTCGGTCTTGGCATTCTTTAAGTTCCTTCTTGTTGCTCGGTTAGCCCAGCATCTTGCGCAGTGCCATTTGATATGGTTCATTTGAACCCCACCTTCGGGTGCTTTCATCTCGTTGCATTGGGCACACTCTCTCAGTTTGTGCAAGGGTTGCTTGCTTCCAATATCTAATTGCTGCTTAACAAAACCGTTCACCGCTTCAGCCCCCTGATGTATGCCGCGAAGCTATCCATAGTATCTTTCTCAAAAGCTTCAAAGCCATGCACCGCCTTGGCTACTTCCTCGAGTACATCGTTGCGGTCAGCCATCAAAACATAGTGCTTCGGAAAAGCTTCTCGATAGCTTATGTACTCTTGAATGTCGTCGTCATCGTTCATAGTAGGTTACCTTTCTCCCAAATTTTGTATTCCGCTTTATAACGTTTCATAAACTCAGCCATCGTGATTGGTGGTGGCGGGGTCTTGTCTTCACCCCATAACAAATACCAATCTTCTAAGGTGCCTTCCAGTACATCAACGTTCAGGCCAAACGCATCTGCTACTGATCGCCATACACCATGTGCTGCTTGCGCCGCTGCCCCTCTCCAAATACCCGTTATAGGGGATTCTTCTTCGACAACGGTTGACTCGTCGTCTTCGTCAGCAAACATAATGTTGTAAGCCTTTGTAGCCTCGTTACCTACATCCATCCAATCGCGTGCCCCAGTAGCTTCAAAGTAGGTGTGCAAGTCATCCGCAGGGTCGTGCCAGTAACCATCTTCTACCCGTGGTTCGTCAAGAGAATCACGCCACGTTGTTATGAGATGCAGTGCTTCTTCTTTGGTTGGTTTTTTGCTCATGTGTTCTTCTCCTTGAGTTTGGTTTCAATGACTCGGACATACCGAATCACATAGTCATTTGATACGTTGCCATCATTAAGACCAAAGGCAAAGCCATCGTCAATCGCGCCTTCAATCTCTTCGTCCGTCAACCCTACCCACTCACGCTCAGGCAAGGGATGCCTTGATTGTTTGTAGGCTTCCTCACGCCAACGTTGTGCTCGTTGTCTGTGGTACTCACAGTTTGGGCAGTCGTTCATCTTTTTTCTCCTTGCGGTATTCCAAAACTTCTTCCAGTAACTGTTCCATATCTTTAGCTGCTTGCAAATGAAATGGGCTAATTGGTACATGACTAGCAATCGAACGCATCATGCCTATGGTTTGCCTTGCGGTTGTTTCACTAAGCGGTCTTTTCATCCCTGCTCCTCCTGATACTTGCCCCACACTGCATCCAACATGTCTGCGGTTTTGTTGAGTTTATGAATCAGCGTTGAGTGTTCGTGTTCGTCTAACCCCGACGCATAACCGCGAAGCCATGCTGCCATTGTGAAGTACTGTAATTTGTTTGGGTCAATCATAAAGGTGCATCCTCATGGTTGTCAGGGTTGAACTTAGGGACTCGGTTGCCCTTGTCCTTGGGGTTTGGGAATGGTGGGAAGGGCCAAGTCATTTTGTTTTTCCTTTTGCTCTGTCCATAACTCTTTCCATTGCATCGGCATAACTCATGCCCAGTGCTTTGTTTATCAATGCCAATGACTCATCAATGATCTTGTCGTACACCCCTGCTTCTGCTTCCCTAATCGCAGTTAACGTAAACTTTGCGTCTTCTAATGCTTCTATGTCGGCACTGTTGACTTGCCACATCAACTCAATGTCGGCTTCAATGGTGTCAAAGTACGGCTTGATGGGCTTGAGCGGTTTAATTCGATCAAACATTCTCTTACCAATCTCATAGAATTCTTTGTCTTTTCCTGTGCTGTTGTCAATTGTCATTGGTAGTCCTTACATGAATGGTGTTTGGCGTTTTCTCGATTGGTCCATGTGCCTGTGCAACCTGTACATTTAAATAACCCTGCGGTGAATGAAAACTTACCCGTCAACCTTGGCTCAGGTAATTCAAGTTGCTTGGCGTAAGTATGTTCTTCGACAAGAGCGGCAAAATGTTCAATGTCACCATGCAAAGTCAGTCCGTTGTCCTCGATTAGTTTATAAATTTCATCGCTCGTCATTTCTTTAGTGCCCTTATCTCTTTAGCTATCTCAATAGCTTGGTAGTGTCCAGACCATCCGTCTGCTACCTTCGCCGCTTCTTCAAGCACTTGGTTGCGCTGTGATGGTGATACGTACGTGTCGTAGTGGTAGGGTTGCCCCTGTCGCATCTTTGCCTCATGTTCAATGCGCTCGAACTCATCGTCTTCATCGGTGTGGATCATTTCTTCCTCCTGTACTCTAAGACTTCATTTAACAAACGTTCCATCTCATCAGCCGCCATCAAATGGAACGGACTGATCGGCTTGTGGCTTGCTATCGAACGCATCACGGCAATGGTTTGCCTTGCAGTGGCTTCACTCAGAGGTCTCATAGTGGCGCGTCTTCGTGATTCTCAGGATTGAATTTGGGTTGTTTGGTTCCCTTGTCCTTGGGGTTTGGGAACGGAGGGAAAGGCCATGTCATGCGTTATCCTTCTCAACCAAAATTGCACAAGCACCAACCCATGCCATTGCACAAATCAATGACGTAGGCCAATACACCCACGCAGGTAAAAATTCAACTGCCGCTGAAATAACAAATGGCAAAGTGATGATGTGTAGATATGCTCTTTGTTTCCTAGTCATGCTTCTTCTGCCTTGTACTCAGAGATACGCTTGTTCAGTCTTGCAATCCTTGCCTCGTTGTACGCCACGACGCTCTTGGCGTAGTCTGCCGCTGACTCGGCTTTGAGCTTCTCCAGTTGTGCCATACGCAACTCCTCTTGGGTGATCTCTACCAGTGTGACTCGACGCATTACCCGCTTATATAATTCTACCATTTTCTCCATCATAAGTCTCCTTTTATTTGACATATTAACATTCGCCATAGGTCTGTGCGTACTTTGCTTCGCAAGTTACGGGTAAACCACTAGCCCACTCGGGTGGCGTAGACATGCACTCGACGATATATGCAAGGGCTTCATCCTTCTCCGCTTCGGGAACTACGATCACTGCCGCATCATGGACAGTCAGGGCAACGCGATACTTCTCGTTGATCTTGATCATCTGCTCTCCCACGATGATTCGCGCCAAGGCTTGAACCACGTTCTCAACTAGCGAGCCGCCCCATAGAGACACAGGGCCCTTGCGCGACTTGTAGACGTATTGGCTTTTAGACTCATCAGTGTTGAGCTTGAGGTCAGGGTATCGAATAGAAAGACCATTGGGCAGACCAATACCTTCCTTGGTAACCTTGAGGCACTTGTGTTCCCCATAGTAGTAGGGCTTGCCTTCCCAGTTGGCTAGGTCAGCGATCACCTTGTCACCATCACGCCAAAGCTGAATCACCTTGTCGTTGGCGTTGCGGTATGTATCAACATAACTCTTAGCCTCGTCTTCTGTAACGATTGCCCCGGGAGGCTGAGTCTTGAGCGTGTGCTGTAACTTTAATGCCCCAGTCCCGTAGCCTAGACCCAAGATGCAGGTCTTACCTACGAAGCGTTCCACTGGGTCTGCCTTGGAGATTGGACGATCATATATCTTGGTTGCGAAGAGAGAATAAACATCTTCTCCCTTGCGAAACTGCTCGACCACATCATCTTGCCCTGCCAACCAGACGAGGACACGCGCCTCGATTTGAGACGAGTCGCAGTTGATAACGATGTGATCGTCGGGCGCAACCACCGCGTTCTTGAGAGCCTTTTTCTTTTTGTCTCGGCTAGGAAGGTTTTGGAAGTTGACCTTGTCTGAGCCTGCCCAACGGCCTGTATGCGCTCCGTAGTATTTAAGCGGAATAGGGAGCCTGCCCTTGTTGCGCTTTCCGACGTCAATGAATCTCTCAATCCTTGACTCCTCAATTGTGGATTTTGTTCCAAGTCTGACTGAGCATAGCTGTTGGATGAAAGGGTCGTCATGCTCAGTGAGTTTAAGAAATCCCTCATCATTTTTAGCAAGTGCATAAGTTTGTTTCCCTGTGGTTTTGCTTTCTTTCATCGGAGCCTCAACCCCGCGCTCGACTAACACTTCAGCAAATTGTTTATTACTGGCTAGTCGTTTACGCACAGCCTCGGCAGTCTCGCAGTTGAGTTTCTCCATCAAGCCTTCGAGCAGTTGCTCTTTCTCTTCTTTGAGTTCGTCGTAGCGCTCTTGCAGGAGTGCATCATCAACAAGGAACACTGGGTGCGTGAACATCCGCAGTGTCATGTCGATCAGCTTCATCTCGTTCTCAGGGAACGCGCTCGACAATATCTTGAACAGTTTGAGGGTAAGGTCTACGTCGTTCTTGCAATACTCTCCGTATCGCTCGAGTTCTTCTTTGGTGAAGTCGAGTCGTGCCTTGCCTTCAGCGGCAATCACTTCCTCGCCCTTGACGCCAATCTCGTAGCGGTCAGCCAACGCCTTGAGTGAACCGCCTGCCTCAACGCCATGAATTGCTCTCGCCATACATAGAGTGTCGAACATGAACGCGGGCGTGATGCCGTAGATCCAACTAAGAATTGCTCCATCGAACAGGGTGTTGTGGCACAGAAGCGCACTGCTGCCCCAGTCAAATGACGCTAAGAATTCTTTTAGCTTATCCTTACCGCCTGATACCCAGACAGTCGGTTGCTCGTCAACCTTCACGCCCACACCGATAACTTCAAAACGCTTGTCGCGTATGTATTCCTCAGTTGTTTGATGCTTGAAGCCTAGCTTGATCTTGCTATCGTAGTAGGTCTCAAAGTCAATCGTTATCAGTGACATTTTGTTTCTCTAAAAGTTTCTTGTAATACGATGCAGGGAATGGCGCTTTCTTCTCTAAGAGTGTGCGCAACCATTCCGCACCGCCAAGTTGGTTGAGTATCAACCACTGCTTGTCAGACAGTCTGATCTGCCTTCCGATGAGGGGTGCGGGGGGTTTAGGTCTTGGCATGAGGCTTACCCTTTGCTTTGTAGGCGTCATACTGTTTATCAAACTCATCACTAAGAAGCTTAGTGGCTTGATTCATCATGCTTTGTGAGGTAATGACCTTGCTCGGTCTGTTCCCTTCCATGAGGGGTTTACCTTTGAATGTATAAGGCTCCAAATTCAGTTCATCATGACCTTGTGCTAACACACGCATGACCTCGCCATTGAAATGCTCGCGCTTGGCGTTATCAACGCCAGCTTTTAGTGCTGTCTGTTCTTCCTCGGTCAGGATAGACCATGAACCATCTATCACTCGTGACCACTTTGAATACCCTCCCTCAATGAATTCTTCGGGGTTGGTCTTCATTCTTTCCAATAAGATTTCTACTCCAGTCAGCATGACTTTATCTCCTTAATAACTGGTTTCAAAATAGCGACCCACTGAAGCATGGGGGGCTATTTAACAAAAAGTATAGACACAAAAAAAGGCATGGCGAACCATGCCCTCGGGGTTTACTTCAGTGTGGCGATTTCACGAGAAAGATACCATTGCGCTTTGCGCAGGTCTTCTAACTGATTGCCCTTGAGTCCTGACCTAGTAATGTATTTGACGACATTACCCAAGTTGTACCCAAGCTTCTTTGCCTCGATAAAGTCGATTGTCTCGATGCCACCTGTGGTGTAGTGCGCAGGGTGATTAACTGGGTCAGCTTTCACTGGCTCAAACTTAACTGGGGCAGGGGCAACACCCACGACCTCGCCATGTTCTATAGCATAGTCCTCAACTGGGACACCCATCTTTTGTGCCATGATCGCTTGTGTACCTGTTAGGCGATAGAGTAGCTTGCCCTCAGGCTTAGACTCTCTGTTCATCTTCTTCGCCTTGCTCATCAGCACATAGGCGTATGACTTGGCGATGCCTAACTTGGTTACCACTTCTGCAGTCTTGATCTTGGGATTAAGTTCAAGCATCTTGCGAACTTGTAATATACGATTAGTTTTCTTCATGTGCCTTCTCCTTTTTGGTTTGGCGTTTAATTGATACGATGCCAACACTATGTTGGTCTCGTGCTTCTTGCATAGCATCTGCGATCTCATACGCAACTTGGGTTAATTGGGTTGTCACTCCCCCTTTCATAATTAAACCAACCAACGCAAAGCCAGCGTGTAGGTCACGCAGATTGCTACGATCTTCTTCATTCATAATGTTCCTTATAAAAAATGATAGTCAGCTAACTCAATTAGCTTTTGCGCTGACATCTCACCATACTGCTGAGAGAAATACTGCTTCACTTCTTTCATAAACTCCTCTTCTGAAATCATTCCTCTCATGTCTGTAAACCAAGGAGGCAACGCATCCTTAACATAATTACAGTCTTGGTAGATGTTCTCTATCTCCATCTCAACCAACTTTTCAATTAAGTAAGTAAGCGCGCTTTCCATTAAAGTTGTTCCAGTAGACGCGTTAACGCATCAATGTTTGTTTCATCATTGATGGCGGTACTAAAGCGCCAGGACGCTGTGCGCGATAAGAAGTCCATCATGGACAACAAAGTCAAGCTGATAAGGAATGGTGTTCACGCCCTGCGCAAGTCAGTAGGTAATAGCGACAAACAGAATGCTTTTACTTGTGATGAGATTCATGCGATGTTGGCTACCTTACTAGGGGAAAGTACCGATAGTATTTCTGTACCCTTAGACCTAAATAAATGTAAAAATACACTTGACATTTACAAGGAAGCTGATAGGATACGAGATATAAAGAGAGAAGAATCCAAGCGGTTCTTTAAGAATCCTTTCTATCTCATTGGCATCGATGACTATCACCACTTACTCATAGGCAAGTTCAAGATGACTGTATTACATAGCGATACAAGCAAGATCGAGTACGAAATTATTGAAGACTTCAAGCGAGTCAAAACGCCTGATGACTATCCCGAGTTAGTGCCATTGATGACAATGATGAAAGTCTCTTATGAGAACAAAGATGTGCGCAGGCTTGGCAAGTTGAATTTCCCGATACAAGACAAGTATGACGAGGGGCTTGATGCAGCATTCTTTTACAGTACCAACCCCACGAACTACGAACACGCATGGATGGCTACCCCATGCCCCACTTGATTGGGGAAATGAGTCCTGTGGTTCACCCCAAGAATTGGGATTTGATTCGTCTGCCTGTTCGTAAGTTGAACGACGAGTACATCGTGTATGTGGCTGATGGGTTTCATCGCATATACACCGATGACACTCTGCCTGATGTGTTGAAGTCTAAGTTTGCAATGATCAATGCTAATGGAGAAAAGTTTTTGCCTGATTCAAAAATACTTAGACTGACACTCTACACAAACACACACGCCCCCGAACTCGACGAAGTTGGGTGGAGGGCAAGCG